TGTTATGGCATTCTCGTCTGAGGATAGATATCCGTGTGTCTCTTTATAGAGATTGTTAATAAAATCTGTTGTACTGTACATATCCATACCTATTAGATAACATGTTTTAGGTTTCTCTACTTTACATGATATATACATTGCTGTTGCACCTGATGACCAACCAGGATCTTCGGGTCCGGCATTATCTGCTTCCCAACCACCTAATGCATAATAGTCATTCATTATATCTTTTAGTAATGTTATATTCTGATCTGCTAAACCATATGTCCAAGTGATATAAACGTTTTCGAAACCATCACCTTTCCATCTATCGTTAGGTCTATTTTGATTTACTGTTTGTTGACCATGTATTACAAAATTAACATAATAGTTTTCTGGTGTATGTTTCCATTCTCTTACATGAGGATCTTTCATGTTTAATGTTTGTGCCTCTTTCATCATATCATAATGTTCATTAGGCATGTTTTCCCAATCTCTAAAATAAACTTTGTTGTGATCACAATAACCACTACGATATATTTCATGTTCTAACATAGGATCTACTGCAATTAAACCATCGACATTATGTTCTCTGTACAAAGCATTACAACCCCATACTTTACCTTTTGATTTTAGTAACTCAACATCAATATTTTTACGACTTTCACCATTGCCTAAAACAAATAAATTTTCTGTCATTGTACCATTTTTCTTAGTATCAATTTCATTCGTTCTTTGTTGTATGTCATGAAAGGTCCATATTTTATTATCTTGTTTTTCAATGTCGGCCATATTATATCATCCTTTATTCGTTTACTAAATTGTTGTGTGTAGTTAAATAGGTCATTTAATATACATAACGTTTCTAGCGATACTCGTTTTGCAAGATATGTTTTAATTAATATTGGGTGTTGTCCTCTAGTAACATTAAATATCTTATTAAAATCTTTTTCACTTTTTCTTAATAGTTGTTCTATATCACGTTCAAAGTAATAACTTAAACCATCTATTCTTTTTTGTCTATCTAAGTATACCTCATTGTTCATATCTTTGATGTAATGTGATTTATTAGATATGATATTGCTAACAAAATAGTCAACAATATTATCGCCATATTTTCTGGCTGCCTTAACAAAAAAGTATTTGTCATTACGTTTGATAAATGTTTCAAACTTAGCATTAGTCTTACTGTTATACTTAAAAAAATCGTATTCATTTTTCGTAAAATGTAATTTAATACCAAGGTATTTCTTGTATGCCTCATATCCTTCATTCATCTATACAGGTAAAGTTGCTGTTTTAGGTAAAAAATTTAAATCTTGTGCGTTCATTTTAATTTTATCTTTTAAGTTTCTGTTTATCAAATGTGTTACTTGTTCTGGTTCTATTTCTTTTTCTTTACAATAATCTAGTACGGCATCCATGTGTGATATTCTTTTTTGACTTGCTCTTTTTTCTATCACTAATGCAAATTGTTTTGGTGTCATTCTTTCTCTTTCTGTGGTCCCTTGCCACGTTTTCTATTCTACCTCGATATCAGGTAGTTTACTCACATTAGCAAGGGAATCGTTTACTACGTCTAATAGTATTTCTGTATCAAAGACCCAATCTATACCATATGACAACAAACAAGTTTCTCCTGTCTGCGGTATGGTAAGATAAAAGACACCTTTTTTGCTATCAGTATTATACCATACTGACATAGTGCCTAAAAGTCTTCCGTCTGCTTGCCCTTGTGTTGTAACATTAGCACTACCTAGCAACTGCATTTTAAAAGTGTTCATTGTTGTGACTAATACTTCAAAAGAATTACCACAATAAACTGGTACTGATTGTGCTCTTAGTAAGTCAGGCGGAAATACTTCGTTTGATTGTGCTTTGTTTAAACTACCATATATTAATGCACAAAACATACCTAGTGCTAAAAAACCTAAAAAAATTTTAATGTATTTCATCATACTATAAGTTTGCTATTAGGCTTTACTAAGTTTGTAGTATTTTGCTCATATGCGTTCTTTATATTCTCACCTGGATTAGTTGTGCAAATAATATTATCTTTTTTAATCATGACAAGTTCATCATCACTATAAGGTATGTAAGGTTGAAAACCTATTCTAGTATTCTCACCAGGTTTGCCTTGCATAGGTATTAACACAAAAGGTTTTTTGATTGCCGTGTGTGTTGTTGTGTGTTCTTTTTCTTGAGGTGCACCTACAACATCTTCACCTGTAGTTAGTCTGTATAATTTAATCGACATTTTTATTCTCCTGCCATTTATAAAAGTCTGATACTGCCTCTT